GGCTTATAGAAAGCACGTTGTTAAAATTCCAATATCTCATTTTAGTTCAGACTGTCAAGCACATCTATTGAAATCTGGTACAGGTTTTAAAAATAAACAAGAAAGGACTTATAGTGTTCCATCCTCATGTTACAGTGAAGGTAGTGTGGAGTCTATGCAAGATTTTATAGATTATTTAACTAAACCTCCTAGTTACTCAACAAGGATCAATTCTGAAATTTTACAGTCACCAGGATATTGTGATGAAAGTACTGCAGCACTTAAGTTAAAGATCTTAGCCAGTGGTGAAGAATTTTTTGATTATATATATAATATGAGAGCACATAATTTTTCACGTTACACTGCACATGTTGCTAAAGAGCTTTTACATTTTAACCAATTAAACACAAATGCAAACTGCTTTTATGCTTGTAACGGTGGATATAATAATATATTGCATGTTGTACAAGGCGGCAGTTTGAATAGAGGTAATGATGTTGGGCAAGCTTTTTACACACTAATAATAGCTAAAGAAAATGATGTTGTAAATGAAGTATATGGTAATGCAAAAATATTGGCTGTTTCAAATGGAATTAAGTTAGTATACATTAATTGGAGACGATTACCTTCTGCAAAGTTAACCTTTATAGCAGATCAATATTATTCTACATTGTCAACGTCATTCTCAACTTGGGAAAGGTGTGTCACTAATAATAGAACATACACTTCTGACTACAAATTCTTCATATATGTGATGAAAGTTCTAGTTGGAATGTGCACATCTCAAAGAATATCAGAAATGCTTATGGACGTAAGATATCTTGCAATGTCAACATATAGTATCTATTCAAATGTGCATGAATTAATTCCTGATAAATTTTCACATCCTTATCCTAATGTATTCTGTAGATGGATAGTAAAAAAACTTGAGTCAAAAATTCCTTCAAATTATCATACATTTCTGGAAAATACTTCTTATAATGCATTGAGTGCAGGTTTTGTTGGTGAGTCCAGATTACATGAGACCTTAGGTGGAAATATTGATTTACCAGGCATTTGGTCTGATGTTAGATATACAAATCTGCAAGATTTATTTGACGACTTGTTTGTATATGTTCACACTATGAAGGAGCCTGCTAGTGTTTATTATGAAAGTGTTAAAGCTGTTAATACTATCAATAAGTTTGAAAAGATTTATCAAGACTCTCCTGATCATGTAAAATATGGGCTTCACACGGTTGAGTCTTTTAAGGATTTCTTAAAATCAAAAAATCTTGTAGGATGCTGGTCTTCTATGGTCCATCTAAGTTCTAAATACACAGCTGAAAACACTGTCGGGCTTGAAGATAGTTGTGACTACTTGGAACGACTTACAAGATCTGAAAGGCTAAGTGAAATCACTTCTACTAAAGCTTGCATCCCAGAATATAGTAGAATATCAAAGCCTGCAGATGAGGAGTTAACTTCAAAAATGAAGCAGAAAGAAGATTCTAGAAGATGTAGGGTTCTTGATCATATAAAAAATCTTGGACTAAATGAGTTAGAAACTAAAATAAAAATGGAAGAAGTATTAGAAGGATTAGTTCATCATACAGCTGTGTTGCAATCTGGTAATTTACGAGCTAAGGTACATGATTGTTTACTGGATATGGATGAGCAAGGTTTAAATCTAGAAACGACATTGGAATTAGCTAATTGGAATATGTCAGAAAATTCTGGAAGAGTTCAAGCTGATATTTGCATCAAAGCACAGTATGGGTCAAAGAGAGAATTTTATGTTATAAATTTAGGTGCAAAAGGTATGGCCAGAATATTTGAAAATGTTTTCAAGCAAATTGGTATGAGATTAGATAATGAGATGATTTCTGTTCCAGGAGACAGAAAAATGGAAAACATGCAAAATCATATTAACAACTCATTGTATAGAAAAAAACATGGCTATAAAGTATATTATGTAAATGGAGATTGTACAAAGTGGTCAGCATGTGAGACCATGACATCTTTCCTAGCATTGATTGAAGGTTGGCGTGGGAGACTTGGTGACAATTTAGCAGATTTCTGTTTAGCTGTAGTTTCATTATGGTCCAAAAAAAGTATAACTATTCCAAAAATATTATTAAGGGATGTAAAAGTTATAACTGAAAAAACTGAATACTTAAGGAAAAACCAACAAAATTTGAAAAGTGAGCAGAATTTCCTTCAAGGCATGTTCAATTACTCATCA